ACTTGAAAACCACCAATGATCAGGGCAATAACCAAGATCAGTTCAGCATAAGTAATGGGTCGTCGCATTGCCATAGTCCGTTTACTGCTGAGTTTAGCGAACTTCTCAGCATCATGTCTACCAAGACGATGCTATCATTAATGTCAACACAACAGAAGCACTTGGCCAAAGCACTGTGGGAAGCTGAAAACTTTGGCGGTAAACCGCTGCCCGGCCAAATGAAAGAGGTTTATCCAAAACGAGAGTACTACGAACTGGTACTACTGATGGAACATCAGCGCCAGTGGGAAGAAAAACAACGCTATTGCAAGGCTGCCAAAAGTTGTTAGGCTGCTAACAAATAAAGTGCTATGAATGAGCTACCGGTTTGTCGATCTAGATATTGAAGAGGTAACGGTTGAAAACTATGCAAAGCTGTTAAAGCCGTCGCTAGCTCAGCAGGTATCTGTCTTTGTGCCACCAGAGGGGAGCTTCGAGACTCCAGATTTAAAACGATACCTGGAGCTAGTCAAAAGCTATGAAGTTAGTACAACTGATCTAGTGCATGGTCTCTCATTAGCAGATCAAATCCGAATTACTTTCAGCGATATGAAAGCAGCTACTATTTGTGAGAAGTTTCCTGATATTGATCTAGCAACAAAACGCCGTTATCGTTGCGTTGCTGAATATTTGATTCGTCAGGGAGAACTAACCAAACTCAAAGATGAGAACGGTAAGCTAGTTAAGAAGCTGGGTAACATGGGCAAGATGGTTGTCATCTATGAACCATTACCTAAAATTTGCAAAACCTTACAGCAAACTGGTCTCGGACAGTTTATTAGAAATGAACAACAGGCGGCAGCGGTTAGTCAACGGTCTTCTTTCTACGGCCAAAACTGGTGGGGAGAAGAAGATGGCACAACTAGTGATTGAGCGCATCTGCGCTGATATGTGTGATTTCTATGAAAAGTTTTATTACAACGAAGGACCTGGTGCCATCGTCTATGTTCCTGGTTCAGAAGACCCAGAGAACAGTATGTTTTATCTTCCAGTTAATGCATTGATTCAGGCACAATCCGATTTTAACTCCAGGGAGATGGAAGGTCCTGCCAGCATTATGCAGAAAGCTATTGCTAGAGCAGAGGCTATAGATCCAACTAAACAAGGGTTATTCATCATTCAAGATGAAAAGCAGATGTCATTGATTTGCTATGACCGTGACCGTCCGCTACCGCTCTCTGATGTAGATACAGATGACTAGGGTAAAAGGTGCCCACAGGCATTATGAAGAAGCCTGTAGGATTTACAGGTTAGAAGATGACTGGTGCACTCCACCTGTTTATCTACCCCATATTTATCACACACTGCAACACATTGATTTAGATCCGGCCAGTACTGAAAAAGCTAATAACGAATTTATTCAGGCTGAAAGAATCTTTACCAAAGAAGATGATGCTTTAAATCAACAAACCCCCTGGAAAGGAAACATCTATTGTTTTCCTCCTACCTATGGCCGCTGTTCATTTAGTAAAGCGCGTCAGACTTGGCGCTGGTCTTTACGTGGCGGCGGCATTGGTTCTCTTAGTCCAGCTAAAGCATGGTTTAATCGCATTGAAAAGGACTGGAAGTTGGGGTATATCAACTCAGCTTTGTTCTATACCACAACGGTAGAGATTATGCGGACTACGCCTAGCATGTGGAACTACCCGATGTGCATCCCAAAAACACGTCCTAGCTTGGTACATGGACGTAAATTTTTTCTGTACGAAAACTTTCCTAAATGGGGATTCTTTGTTTATTTTCCGCCACGGCAAGTGGGCTTTAACCATCTAGACCGATTCAAGGAAGCCTTTACTCCGTTAGGGAATGTTGTGATGTGAACTAAGACGGTGTAGCCCTAAAGGAATTACGGTAACTAAAGCGCCCATCAGTATTACCGATACTGGCAGAACCACGTGGGGAATAAGGGAGCGCACCCACAGGAATGGTTCCACCTTGGCCAGCAAAAACAAAACGGTCATCACCTTCACGTTCAAGTGTTGTTGGGAAACGCTCAGCACCTTTACGAGCTTGGATGTACTGACGTAAAAAGTTTACAGCAGAATCGTTATCAGAGACTTCTTTAGCCTGCTGATAACGATTATCAACTGCGTAGGATTGACTCTTCTGTAATGCCATCTTAGTATTCTGACAGTCCTTAACGTTACGAGTGGAAGATCAAGTCAACCATCCTTCTCACTACACAAAAGGTGGCATTGAATGCATTGAAGCTATAGAAGCTGCAATGAGTAATGAAGCTTTTCGTGGTTACTGTAAAGGAAATATTTTGAAATACTTGTGGCGGTACGAATCAAAAGGTAATCCTGTTCAAGATTTACTTAAAGCACAGTGGTATTTAGAAAAGTTAATTCAACAACATGAAGCATCTTCCTGAGCACGAATCTTCTCCTGTATTTGAAGTTCCAACTCTGTCTCCAGAGGAATTAGACTGCTTGCGTACCTTAGAGTTTCTAGATCTTTTAGATCAGCTTCAAGGAAAGCAGAGCGCGATCCGATACAGTGAGGACGTTCCGACCACATTGTAAAGAATTTATCAATGATTTTGCCGCCAGGGTCGGCTTTTAGTAGTTCTTTTTCTAAGTACTCGATGGCTTTTACCTGTTGAGGTGAACCATTAAATGTGGTAGCTAAGTTGAGAAGACAACGAGGCAGCTTACATTTATGGTCTACAAATAAAGGAACTTCCTTATCAGGTTGCAAAAATAGATCTAATTCTGCTCTTCTACGATTAACACGATTAGGGTCAAAAAAATAATTCTTTTTTATAAACGGTGACCATTCACGAATAATATCCGACTTTCTTGCTCTCTTATTAATTAACTCCAGTAGCGTGCACTGTTTAAATTGCACAATTCCAATGCTTTCAGCGTAGCTTAAGACTGCAGCTTTTTTCTTTTCATTTAGAGGAACATAGACAACATCGTCTACATACCTAGCAAAAATTTGCAGATCTTCTTTTAATTGTTTATCTAACTCTTCTCTACTTGCAATAGTATATGGAGTGACTCCCTTACCTTTTAAACGTGGGCTGCCGTAACCAATTAACCAATACTGCTCTTCTTTATTGTCTTGATAGGAAGTATATTCTTCAAAGCCAGTATGAATCCGGCACGGTGCATAACGCCGCACCAGTTCATACCCCAGCTCAGTAAAGAAAGACACGAGGCACAGAGCCCCGCATCAGGGCTCAAGGAACAACAACAGAACCGTTATAGCTGATTTCGCTATAAGCGTCATCAGTGGTCATTAGCACCAGGTAATTCTTACTGGCGTTAGTAACCGTCACGGCAACAGCACCTTTACCTTTGCCAGCTTTAGCAATATCAAAGAACTTGACATAGCCACTCGGCGCACTGCCTGCAGTGTAGTCATCGTCCTGGAAGATCTCGATGGTATTGATACCAACGCTGCGATCTAAGGTAACGATAAGGTCACCAGTGGAAGCAGGATTAACAAGGAAAGCACGTTGGCTGAGGTCACCAGTAGAACCGGGTAAAGCATCACCTTTGTAGGTCAGCTCAGCGCCACTGGCGGTAAAAGTATCTTGGGTTCCTTGGAAAGTGCGGGTAGCCATTATTAGCTAATTTGGTTTTGAGTTTGAAACTGGAAGGTGATGTCAGCGTCAATACCGTGTTCCTTAAGGATGCTTAAGAACATTTGTCGGTCCATCATTTTCATGTGGAGCATGTCAACAAATGCTTCTTCTAGCTCATCACGGTCTAGATCCTTGATTGCCAGAGCTGCAGCATGGATAGCGAATTCACTATCAATGGGCAGATCTAGGGCATTGGCATCCATTGAAAAACTTACCAATCCGTCTCTACATCCTAACAGCTCTGTAATTTTTGGCTACTAGACGGTTGCAGTTTGTGCCCGAGGGGGAACATGCCTTTGATTTATAGTGAGACGTTTGCAGTTTGTGCCCGAGGGGGAATGTACCGCTGATCTACAGTGAAGTGCGGTTCATCTGGAGCACCTTCAAAAATACCGGGAGCGATTTGAGGTAAGCGCTCGCTGACGTACTGATTTAAAAATGAGTTTGGGTCGGAAGGTGCCATGAAGTGCAGTGTGGCTAAGAGCAGTAATTCCTAAATAGACAGCAACAAAAACTAAGAGGAGTGTTGACATGTGCAATCCAAATTAGATTTAAGCAGCCATTGGAACTTTTTATGTGCCCGACCGCGTTCTATTGCTAAGTCTAAAGTTAGTTGATCTCCCATGGCTTCTGCTTCTTCTGCAAGAAGATTAAAAGATTCTGCAAGTAGATTATTATTAATGGCAAGGGTGCGAATCATCCCATCTTGATCAGCATAATCAAGAGGAATATTTTCCATAGAAGAACGGTTAAGATCTTCTACGGTCATTGGTGTGCTGATATCAAGAGAGCGAATATGTTCTGCAATAACATCTAATCCGTCTTGAAGCTCCTCATAACTTTTTTGAGTAAGCTTATGAATAGAGTAGAACTTACTGCCCATTACATTCCAGTGGACAATGTAAGTTTGATTGAGCAAGTAAGAAGTATCTCTTAATAACTGAACAAGATGGCAATAACAAGTTGCCTTGGGATCCATTTTCATCTTTGCCATTTTAGTTACCATTTGTTATTGTTCACCACTTTACGCGATGACTCCAGTAGCGAGCTGACATCTTATCAGGATTAGGATCCTGAGCATTATGTCTAGCGTAGTATGACTTCTTTCTTGCTTTATCTTCTGCAGTTTTAGGATTCTTACCAGCGCCTGTTACACCTTGCTGTCCAAACCTAATAATTTTTTCTTTCCCATTATCACAAGCTTTAACTACATGCGATTTAGTAGCATGGCCAGGAGTTTTTTGCGGTTTATTGCACTTCATGTGCTCTTTAGCCAACCGCTTAGCTTTTCCTCGATCAGCCATCACATATAATTAGAACTGCGTTCTGGCGAAGAAGCTGTTTGATCTACTTGACCCAGTGCTGTTTTTGGAAATGGATAAGGCCACCGTCCATCACGAATCTCACGAACCGTTTCATCAGGATTGAGAAACGCTTTGTTAGAAATTCGCTGCGTAATGAAATTATCCAGAAAAGGTTTTGCTGGGCTTGTTTCCATCATGCAGAAGCCGCAGTCTCAATAGGACTGGTTAAGTAGATTGTTTGCGGTTTCTGTTCTAACCACTGTTTAATTCTACTAACCCTTTGCTCTGAGTACAAAGGATGTCCCTGTTTGATCCAGTCGAAAGGTAAAGTACTGGCTTTAGATTTATTACAGGAAGTACAACAACAAGCTAAGTTATTGCGAGTACTGTGTCCACCTTTATGTTTAGGAATGATGTGATCAATTGTAGCGGTACGATCACATAATTGTTTATCGCAATAGGCGCATTTCCAGTGCCAAGCCTCAAAGATTGATTCTCTAAATTTCTTTCGAGCACATTTGGGACTAAGAACAATGAGGTTCGCCAGGAGATCGTTCTCACTGTGGAACATACTTTATTCACAATTCCTAACATCAGAGTAGGGTGCACACACCTGTACCATCCGTTAAGCTGTAAAAGCATCACGCCCCCGTGATGAAATTAGAAAACATGACTGACTTAAAATCAGTTGGCTTTAAGCCTTGCAGGTGCAAGTCCTGTCGGGGGTATCAATCAGTTAAACCAATTTCTTCTAGAAATAAATCTGTCTCCAGGTCAGTAGGATCATAGTTTGCATCTTCTAAAAGTTTTAACAAGAAATAGTGCACACGTTCCTGCACCCATCTCAAATCATCATCACTTACATCACAAACAATTGCATTCAAACGTAGCTCACGAGAGGGCTCACGGATGTGGTCTGCAAGAAGCTCTAACGCCCGGTATCGCCCTTTCGTGAACTCACCTAACATCAATCCACTCCGACCGTGCTTAGTGCCTCTTTAAACGCCGCATCATCTTGATCAGCTTGACGTTGCTTAATAACAGTAAGCAATTCAAGAGCACCCTGTACTTTGAGATATCCCTCTTTATTTCGCATCAGATTTTCTTCTGCACCACGAATCTCTTGTGTAAGAGAAGTGAGCTGAGCTGTCAGCCCTTTTTCAAGATCAGCAAGAATGTCGTTCATAGTGAACCTCCTAATAGGCACACTATACCTATTGCAAATCTAACCACCAACCTGTTCCGGGACCTTCTACGGTCCAACGTTTTTCAAAAAGGTACTCAGTGTAAAGCACGCTGTTACCGTCTGTGTTGGTGTAGGTCCCTGTGTAGTTATCAAGAGCACCCCAAGGATCGTGGACAACTATCTTTTTCTTTTCTGAGTGATAGCCAATAACAAGGATCCAGTGTCCAAATCCGCTGGGCGATTTAGCTGGACCTTTATGAAGGATTCCAACAGGACAGGGAATATTGGCATCAAGTTTACGCTTGAGTCGTTCTAAAGTTCCGTCTTGATGGAAAGTTGCTTTAATCCGAAGACTATTTAGAACTTTAATTTGCGTCGAGACATCTGTAGTATCACCTACTGCAAATACTTTTTGTAAGTATTCATTATCATTAGCAACTGACCCTGGTCGTAAATACATAGCAGCCATAGCGCATGTAGAGGAAAAGCAAGTACGACCTGCATCACGATAGTTATCTCTCTGAGATTGATAAGGTACTTTTAATACAACACCATCATAAGCAACTTTAGGAACTTCATTTGGAGTTGGTTTATCGCCAGCAAGTCCATACCAATGCTCATCAAATGCCCACCAAGTACCAGCACCCCAAGGGAGATTGATCTTAGTATGACCGTCTTTCTTTTCAAGAATTTCTACACCTTTATAAGAACGATTCTCTTTAATACTGACCTTTTGATGATTAGGTAAAAGTGTACTTTGAATAGGTTCTTTCTTTAGCTGTGTGGCACGACTAGAAACAATATCAATTGTTTCTTTTTTAATAACAGGTTGGCCAGATATAAACAGTTCTACTTCTTTCTTTCGCCGTTCAACCAAACCAGGAAGTGTTTCAGATCCAGCCTTAACCCACTTAGGTAACTCTTCTTTGGCAACAGTATTGGGATCTTCTCCTTTATTAAGACGCTTCCGTAAGGTAGATTCTTCTAGTGCGCCAACACCACAGTTAAAAGTAAATGATACAAGAGCATCGAACTGTTCTTGATTTAAAGGAACAGTAATTAAGAGGTTGACAGCATCTTCAAAACGTCTTACATCAATACGTAGGATTTGTTCTGCACGTTCCTTTGTAATTGTTTTACCTGGTAAAACATCTTTACCAGTGTGGCCCCAGCCGATAGTCCAGACTCCTGCTGCACACTCATAAGCAGTAAGGCGAAGTCCCTCAAATTGTTTAATGAGATCTAAACCAGTGGTAGAAATTTTCACAACAATGTCTTAGCTGTGTTTATTGTACTGCTGACTTATTCTGCATTACGAGAAAGGCTGATTAACGTAGTTAATACTCCCATTAATACTGTAATCGTTCGAGCATCAACATCATTGCATCCCATGGGAGCAGGATCTATTTTTTCTCCTTCTGGAGTGCCAACGTATTTAGCGTACCAAGGCCAAACAGTAGGTAGCACATAAAATCTACAAGCACCCCATTGAAGTACAGATACCAAAATAATGGCTGCGGCGCACCCAACAATAGATCGCCACAGCCAATTTGTCATAGTGTATTACTTTAAAACTAGTTGCCGCCTGCGGAAAGAGAGCCGGACGTTGAATGAATCACGTGGCAGCCAGTTGGGAAGGGTCGGCTGCCCACCCTTTAGTAAAGGTGACTACTGGACTTCAAAGGATTTCCTGAATTCCTCCCAATTTTCATCGAGCATCCGCTCGGTCCAAGCTGCTGCACCGTGATCATACAAACCATCAATGCCAGCAAGTTCAATCTCTTGCCGAATAATAAATCGCAGCATTCTAATCTGTTCTTCAGTCATGGTTAATAACAGGCAAGCATTTTCTGGATCCGTTCGACTTGATACTCGTATTCCTTCATTGCCTCCAATGGATCAATGCTGCGAGTAATAGAATAAGTGTCAAGATCAAGACGAAGCTGGTCTGTATTGCTCCACAGGCGATCCATTACGAATTGCTTGATTAACCGTTTGTTTTCAGCGTTCATAGGAATTAGTGGTAATGGTTACGAGTCAGCAAGACGCTTCATGCCATCGGCATTTTCGGTGTAAAGACGATGAAGAGCGGCCAAGGCAGCAGTTTCCCGTTTAATGTTTTCTGTTTCTTCACGCACCTGTTTGATGCGGCGGTCAAGCGGTTCTAGCCAGTCGTGTTCAGACATAGAAGTGGTAATGGTTGCAAGAGCTCAGTCAATGATAGTTGATCCCTCTTGACTTTCGAGTAGGACTACTAGGCAATGCCAGCATCAGCAAGACGCTGTTCGAGAACTTCGATCTTTGCAAGTGCTTCCTGCAACGCAGCAGTCAGCAACGGCACCAGCTTGGACTGGTCGATGCCCTGATAGACGG